TTCTGATGTCCTCCTGAGTTGCTTTTATACAAATTATATACATATGGGAAAGAAAGTACAAGTCTTGTTACTGCTTGCAGGGGAACAATAACCAGGCTTCTGAAAAAAGTACTTGACGCATGGCCTGTGCTATGATAGTATAATACACGGTTCGTTGGTCAAGCGGTTAAGACGCCGCCCTCTCACGGCGGAAACACGGGTTCGATTCCCGTACGGACTGTTTTAAAAGTCGCATAAACACTGTGTTTGCGGCGTCTTAAAAAATTTTGGTACTCAAAATGGTACTCAAAAAACTGAACACAAAAGAAAGGAGTCTGCGCAAGTGCTTTAGATTCTTTTCTGTAAATGGTAGAATTGGAACGCTTTGGGCGTTCTTTTTTTATGCGGTTTTTCTGCTTATTTTTTGCGGAAGAACCGTATTTTTTTATGCAAAAATATAAGCATAGGAGGGATGCGGAATGTTATTTACAGATGAAATTCTTGAAAAAATCTTAATAAGAGAAGATGTGTCAAAGGTTCCGCTCGTGTATCAGTCAGCTATGATTCACGCAATCAAGGAAGTATTGGAGGAAGAGAATGTATCAGATGCAAAATCAGAATATGACATTTAACCCAAACCCAAGCTATGCCGCATATCAGTACAACCCAATGCAGAGGTTTCAACAGCCAGAGCCACAGATTCCGCAGATGCAACCGCAGTTTCTTGGAATCCAAGGAAAAGTAGTGCAGTCGGAATCAGCTATCATGGCAAATGATGTGCCTATGGATGGAAGTGTTGCGTTTTTCCCGATGCAGGACATGAGCGCAATCGTAGCAAAACAATGGGATGCCAATGGAACAATCAGAAAGACTGTTTACAAGCCTTTTAATGAGCAGATGGCAGATTCTTTGAGTGATGATAAAAAAATCGAAATAGGGCTATCTGACGATGCGACAAAGGCTATTACTGACAAATTGGATTGTTTGTTTGGAAAGATGGAAGAGTTGGAAGATAAGTTATCTTCGCAAACGCAAAGAAAATCTTCACGAACACAAAAGGAGAGTGAGTCTTAATGAATCCTATGCAGATGTTACAGGGAATGAGAAACCCACAGCAGTTTTTACAACAAATGATGGGGAATAACAGCGTAATGAGCAACCCTATGGCTAGAAACGCTATGCAGATGGCACAGAAGGGAGATTCCAAGGGCATCGAGCAGATGGCCAGGAATTTGTGCAAAGAAAAGGGAATTGACGCAGATAAGGCTTTTGAGTCGTTTAAAAGCCAATTAGGAATGTGATACTAATTCTTGCAAGATTATGTATATAAAAATGAATTATGGAGGTAAATTCTATGTTTAACACAGGTAATTGTGCATCTGTTCCGCTTGTCGCGAACATTGACGGAAACGGAAATAACAACGGATGGGGCGCAGAAGGCTCATGGTTATGGTTCATCATCGTTATCTTTGCCATCTTTGGATGGGGTGGATTCGGTAACGGATTCGGAGGAAACGGAATGAATGGTGGTGTCGGAAGCGAAATCCAGCGCGGATTTGACAACCAGGCGGTTGTGTCAAAACTTGATGGCATTACAAACGGAATTTGTGACGGATTCTATGCAGTACAAAACGGCATGAATGGCATCAACACAAACATTTTACAGACCGGATTCGGCATTCAGCAGGCTATCAATGCTGATACAGTCGCTAATATGCAGAATACCAATGCTTTACAGTCACAGCTTGCTAACTGCTGCTGTGAAACAAGAGAAGCTATCCAAGGCGTAAACTACAACATGGCAACTAACACTTGCGCTTTGCAGAACACCATGAACAGCAACACGAGAGACATTATCGACAGTCAGAACGCAGGAACACGCGCTATTCTTGATTATCTCTGCAATGAAAAGATTTCTAGCTTACAGGCAGAAAATAGCGACCTTCGCAGAGCGGCTTCACAGGATCGTCAGAGTGCATTACTTACAACTCAGATGGCAGCTCAGACGCAGCAGATTATCAATGCAGTAAATCCGTCTGCTATCCCGGCATATGTCGTACCTAACCCAAATGCTTATGCATATGGATGTGGATGCAACACAGGATGTGGCTGCTAAAACTAAATAATTGAGTATCTTAATTGAGTTTAACTCAATCATGTCTGCTAAGCAGTATTACTTAAATTTAAAGGGCAGACTGTAATGTTTGCCCTTATTTTATGAAAGAGAGGTAAAAATAATGGAAGTAACAGGAATTGCATTACAAACCGTTGCTGCTGGAGAAGATGTTGCATTCACAGAAACAGCAGTAAATGGAACAAAATGTATCGTACACAGACAGGGAAGTGGAATTATCAAGTTAAGAGGTATCACCAATCAGTGCAAGGCTAGATTTTTGGTATCGTATTCCGGAAACATTCAGATCCCGACAGGCGGCACAGTTGGAGAGATTTCGCTTGCAATCGCTGTTGACGGAGAGCCTTTGCAGTCAACAAAGATGATTGTAACGCCAGCCGCAGTTGAGAATTTATTTAATGTATCAGCGCAGGCATACGTTGATGTGCCTTGCGGTTGTTGCAGTACCGTAGCCGTGCAGAATACGTCCGCGCAGGCTATCGAAGTGCAGAACAGTAATTTGATTGCGGTAAGGGAGGCTTGATATTATGCATAAGTTTGCGAAACAGATTATGGATTGCGTGAAAGCCCACGTTGACGGCATTGGAATCGAGAATTTTGAAGGTCAAAACCTTGATGATCTCAAGGATTGGACGGAGATTGCAAAGAACATCGTATGCTTTGACAAAGACTACAACATTGTTGAAGCCATGAAAAAGTCTGAAGATGAAGAAATCATGCGCATGGTGGAAGAATTTGGGGATTATCCGGGAAGAAGATACTACAATGAGTACCGGTACTCAAACGGAAGATTTGCACCGAAAGGGCGTGGAACACGCAGAGGATATGTAGAACCACCATATTATCATCAGATGCCAGAAGATTACCACGAATGGGAGAGAATGCCGGAATACGACCGAATGAGAGACCTTGATCGAATGAGTATGGGAAAGATGTATTATTCAGAGCCTATGAGCGGAAATAACGGCATGAGTACCGGTACTCACGATGCAAGAGAGGGCAGAGCCGGTATGAGCCGGAGAAGCTACATGGAGACAAAGGAAATGCATAACGGAAATTCACCGGAAGACAAGGACGCAAAGATGAAAGAACTTGAAAAGTACATGAAATCTCTTTCGGAAGATGTGACCGAACTGTTTTCCGGTATGTCCCCAGAAGAGAAACAGTTGACCAAGACAAAGCTGACTACGCTTGTCACGAAAATGTAATAAAGAGGGCATTTTGCCCTCTTTGTTTGCGAGGTGGTAAATTGTTCACGATAAACAATGAAATGTGGAATTTGGTCAAAGTATCGCGTTACAGCGATATGTTACAGAGAAGTGATGGTAGCTGGACAGTAGGAATGACCGACAGAGACACGAAAACGATATATCTTGCGGATGATCTACGCGGAAAATTTCTTGACCGTGTGTTATGTCACGAATTATGTCATGCGTTCTGTCTTTCGTATAATGCATACATGGATATTGGCACCGAGGAAATCGTAGCAGACTTCTTGGCTACATACGGAAGAGAAGTATTTGAAATTGCAGACAGACTATTGATTGAACTTATGGAGGTTGCATAATGGATAAAATTTCAGAACTCTTGCAGTACGTGCACCGGACGAATCCGGAAATGACTAGGGAAAGGCTGATAGAAGAGTTGAGTAAAAGTGATTATGCTGCGCGGTCTTTGATTTTTACGAAAGAAAATTTTCTCCGCGCGCCAAAAAATATTTCGTAATTTTTTTGTACCCCCCCTGGGGTAGCGTTTTAGGGTCAAGATTCCATTTTCACGGATTCCTAAAAAACGTGTAACAAACGTGCAAATATCTGCGACATTCCGCGAATAACACAAATACACCATATATTATGTTATATATAGATAATGCACTGATGATATTTGATAATATTGCCGGTCGCAGGCAAACGCCAAAAGACGCTTGCCCGGCTATATTTATAGTCTAGCATAGACCGCTTTTTACCACTTGTCAAGATAGCATTTCCCATCGTACCGGCTGTAAGTGTGTGTTATGCGTTCCGGCTTTTGCGTGATCTGCAACCAATCGCCGCCACGTTGGGCGGTTATTTTGATTTTTGCAGACTCCACCCATTCCACGCCCTCAAACTTTGAGTAGCCGCACATTTTGCCGGATATTTCCAGATAACCAAGGGCAGACACCCGGCGCATGATTTCCTTTTTTTCCGATATATTCATATTTTCCCATCTTTCCCACCTCCTTGCGTTGTGTTTATTTGTCAAATTTGCGCATGAGAACGGATTTCCACGTGGTCCGTGTTCCGGAATCGAAGCGGAACGGATGCACCAAGCGCGCGAAAAAGGGCGCGTATTACGCCCTTCTATATCCATTTTCTTTTGCGTATAATTCTAAATCTTCTAAATTTGGAAATACTTCTACTGTATATCCTACAGATTTTGTAATGCGATCGATTGTGTACATACCAAAATCATACAGGCACGCATAAAACTTCATATTTCCTTTTTTGAGCAAATATAATTTTTTCATTTCCATTTCCTCCAAATTCTAAATTTTCCCGGTTATTCCGGTAAAAGCAAGCCGGGGAATCGAACCCCGGAAAAGCCGACCTTGCCTAACTTGCTAAAATCTGCCGTGCTGTATTAAATACATAGAGCCGGTTGTGGCTGTGGTGCTTAAAATCTCCATTTTCAGCAATCACGCGCCCGGTATTCTCATATTTCAGACTTACAACGGTCAAATATTTGTCTAACAGTTCATCCGGGCATTTTAGGCATTCTATAGCGTTTTCAATGGTGCTTTTCTTGCTATTCCAGTAAATGCCCTCAATGCGTACGCCTTTTTCTTTTTCCAGTTCGTCAAATTCTTTCATCAGTTCCGCTTTTGTCATATAATCAACCATCCTTTCATTATTCAAAAATGAACCCGTAGCCGCTAGTCTGTGCGGCTCTCTGAAATTCTTCTTTTCCGTACTTTTGATACATCTTTTCAAGGTTCGCGGAAATGTCAAGCCCTGCAAGTTTTAACTCAAACAGTATTTGTATTTTGTCGTCCATGTTTTCCCTTTCTGGTCTGCCATCATCAGAGCCGGGAGACCATCCCGCGGCTGACGCTCCAGATCGGAGCGTTTCGGCTATGCTATTTCAACGCTAACAACTGCATTTTCGATATTTGAGAAGTGAAAAAATTCCCCAGTCTCAATATTTTCAAATATTACAGATTGCGCAAAGGTTTCGAATGGTGTAAACACATCACCCTTGCAGGTGTACGGGCTTTTTTCTGTGTTCCAGTCAATTCCAAGTTTTCCGTTTTTTTCGTACACGCAAAAAGTCTTGTCATAGTTTCTAGTTCGTATCTCCCTATTGCTTAAATCGTATAAATGCACTTTGATTGTATCGTTTGTTTTCATATTTAGACCCTCTCTTTCTTATCTGTTTACTATTTCGTAAATCTGTGCCAATTTGCAATATTCTTCACATTCCTTCTGTTTCGGGCACTTGGAGCAATCATTTTCGTAAGTGCCGCAAACCTTTGTTAATTCATTTTCTAACTCTTTGATTCTTTCCATGTTGTTTTCCTCGCTTTCGTTCATTCTGTTCCCTTGTTGCCATTATAATATCACTTTATATAGTGATAGTCAATACCTTTTATCACTTTTTTTAGTAATATTTTTGTTGACTTTAAAAACATCTTATTATATAGTAGATTTATAAGATCACATTAAGGAGGGATAACAAACAATGCTAAAATACAAGTTTAATGTAGGGGACGCGCTGGAGCGTGCCGGTTTTAATATGTATAAGGCTAAAACTACGAGATTACTTAGCCAAGAGACGTTAAAAAAAATAAAAAATGAGGATACCAATATAAGTGCAAAGTCTTTAAACAGCCTTTGCTTAATCTTGGATATGCAGCCAAAAGACATATTTATATATGTAGAGACACCGGAGGAATTGGAGCAGAAAAAGAAAATTTAAAATTTTTAAAATATCACTTGCAAAAGTGATAAACGTGTGTTATTATAATGACAGATCAAAGAGATAGCAAAGGCGAAAGCCAAGAAAGGAGAACGGCATATGTTATTAGAAAATTTGAAGAGTAAGAAGGAGAACGGAATGACCTTGTATTTTTATGCGGGGTTGGGTTGGGTAACCGCAGAACGGTTGAGCCAGCCGGACGTTGCAGAGAACGAAGCAGTCAAAGATTTTGATTGCAATCCGAAAAATTCCAGAAAGTGCGCCGACTGCCCGCACAACCGAAATTTTTCGGATTGGCAAGACAGATTGCCGTGCGGTCAATGGCACTGCTGGGTTGACGTAACTTGCAAATAAGGGAAGGAGAACGGAATATGATTATATGGAAGGCAACAAGTGTGAATGGACTCGTGGAATATGAGCAGGAATCAGAAAGCTTCAAAGAGCTTTTTAATGAACTGGACGAAAGGGGAATAATTAGTGATCCGGATTTTCCACTTTATGACACGGCACTTTTAGAAAAGTATGGGAAATCATTTAGCGATAATGAGTTTAAAGACCAGACTGGCGAGCTTGATTACGAAAAAGTAGATGATTTTCTGGATGGAAAGAAATTGTCTGACATGGAACTGTATGAGTTAATACTCTCTAGGAACGGAGAAGCGTATTATCAAAAATTTATGAGAGAAACCGAAAACGGCATCGTTGAAATCGGGGAATCAGATTTTGATAAAACCGGCAAATACAAATATTAAAAATGCCGGTGGATAATCCACCGGCAACAGTCACGTAAATTTGGTTTAGGTACTAAACCTAATCTTCCATAACTTACGTGATTGAGAATAACATGTAATAATTCAAAAGTCAAGAAAATATTTTGACAACATTTATATTAACCATACAAGAAAGGAGAAACGAGATATGAAAATTAACGGAATTGGAACAATCAGAAAACAGGATGCAATGAGCATCCTAACAAGAGAGGGAAGAAAAGCCGTAAAAACCGGATTGATTACAACCGAGGAACTCGGCCAGATGTACAAGCTGGATCAGGTCGAAAAAGCATCAAAGATTGGAAAGTATGGCGAAACTTTCCGGCAGTCTTACAAATGGGTTCCGGACGATCTGAAAGAAGAACTTACACCGCAGCAGCTTGGAAAACTCGTAGATGCATTTCATGAGTGCTACGGAGCAGGAAAGAACGCATAAGAAAGAGAGGAACCATTATGAAAGAATACACAGAGTACACAAGAAAAGAGATAAACGAGATCACCAAACGCGGCGGAGACGATTTAAAAAAGCTTAATCAGATGGTAGCTGATTATCTGGATAGCTTAGATTTGGGCGAGAGAGCAAGAGAGATAATATGCGATACGGATTTTAATTGTATGGCTATTTGCTATGGAGGAATGTTTACAGCAGAAGAAGTTGAGGAATGCATAAACAACGAATATGGCGAAGAGGACTGACGCATTGGTTTACGAGTTAATCCAGAAGCAATAAGAAAGAGAGGAAAGAAAAATGAAAAAAGAATGCAAAATGTTTAACGGAAAAACTTTAGAGGTTGGAGAAGAAATCAGATTCGCTGACTTGTGGCAGGTTGATGACGGAGACGAAGAAGAACTTCTCGATTCCGGCTGCGTGTGCGTAGGGAACAACGAATATGGCGCACCTGTTATAGCTGGGTTTGAAATTGTAGACAAAGACGAGGAAAACTTAATAAATACGGTTGTAAAAGTTGTAGAACTGTACTAAAATTAAATATGATAAACAGTAACATAGGATGTGTAAAATCGTATAATAGCGGTTTTGCACATCTTTTTATATTTGGAGGAAACCATGGGAGAAAAAAGAAAACAAACAAGGGCGGCTGCTCTTGTCGGCACGGTTTACAAAGGCTTTAAGGTTTTAGATTGCAAAACGGAAAACAGACGGTCTTTTTTACAAGTAGAGTGCCCTTATTGCAAAAAAATTAAATGGATTTTCTTTTCACCATATCCAAAAATCAACAACGCATCCGGGCATATCTTACAAAATCTCCGAAAAACCGTAAACAGATTGTAAAACTTTTATTAAATTTTTATAAACAATCATAGTTGTATTAGGTTCTTGACAAGTCCGAAAATGATAGAATAGTATCAGTTTTTACAAAAAATCGTCTGACAATCGTCTGACAATCGTCTGACATAAGGCGAGACAATCGTCTGACGTCGCTTTTTCAGAACTATGTTCTCTTTCTCTATCTTTTTCTTAATCTTTTAAATTAATAATAATATACTGTATCTAAAGCCTATAGGTTTATAGTAAGTGTATATCCGCATACGCGCGCGGCGTAAGTATATAATACCACCGTAAAAAATTAAGGCTTGACTTTAATCCCGGAAATAGTGTATACCAGAATCAAAGAGATTAAACAGAACGGAGGTGTGAATAGTATATGCAGGATATAAAGAGTGTAGAGAATGTAGATCTTACAAGCCTTATAGTGGATCTAGGTACAGTACAGATATACACATCAACTGTACAAGATTTAATAGACAACGCTTGTATAGAATTCCACATCGAAGATTTGTTAAAAGCTGGACAGAGACAGTGGAAAGCTGTTATGCAGTATGTTGGTATGCATTTATTCCCGGATACAAAAGCATTAAAAGATAAGAGCTTAAGTCCTCTTGGTAATGCAACTATACCGACTAACTGCAATAGGTATGATAGAGAGGTATTATATAAGCTTTGTGATTATTATATATACATCTCCAATGTGTATAGCAAGTTGGTAAGTACGGTAGCATTTAGTTATTTTTGTAATATACCTACGAACACAATGGATATATGGGCTAGTGATGAACCAAGTTCGCTGACTTTCAAGATGTGGCAAAAATTGCAGCGATCCCGTAAGGATTGTATCCTAGATCGTGCATATGATTCCAATAGCCCTGTAGGCACCATGTTCGTGGGAAATAATGAATTCGGCATGAATCAGCCCGGCATTGGCGATAATGCCACGCAACGCAAGGCAATCACAGCGCAGGAGCTGCCAAGATTGGACGAGAAAAAGAGTCAAGAATTGCACGCAATTGATACACAATTTACGGATGCAGCGGCAAATAATACGGTTTAAATTGTGTGTGATTATTCTACAATTCACAAATGCAGTAATATCAATGGTTGTAGCGTTTCTACTGTTCGTAAACTATTCGGAAAAGTTAGGTTTTGCGAATAGTTGCAAGGGTATGACGTGAATTGTATTAAAACAATTTGATTTTCACACAATGACAACAGAACGAAACGGAAAATATTTTAGATTTCCATGTTTGCAAGAAAAGGATGGGGAGGGGGTCTGACAGAAAGACCACCGGGCGGCTACTAAGTCCCTCAAATTCCTACAAAAACAAAAAGTCTTATTCAGACAAAGGAGCATACATGAATCCACTGAAAATTACAGAGCCAATAGATTCTACAAACGCAGAAGAATTTCAAGAAGAGGTAAACAGAGTAATAAAATCACTGTCTGAGTCTTATCGTGAGATAGTAGACATTAAATATTCTACACACGTATTCAATGGCTGGAAGAGAGGTTATAGCGCAATAGTGCTTTACCGATAGCAATAAAAAGCCACTTACAACACACCCATTGACTTTCATCGTAAATAGGCTATAATAAATTTATAACAATTCACTTTCACGTTGCGAATCGCAACTACATTTCCAAAAAATTTTTTAAAAACAAAAAGAGTGTTTCGGACAGGAGAATGATATATGACCGGGAATGAGTATCAGGCTTTAGCAATGCGGACAAATGATCGCAAAGCGACAGAAAGAATTTCGGATAAATTCGATTTGCTTAAATTTTGCAAAAATAACAATATCGCATCTGCGTTGCAAGATTATGACCTTGGCGGTATCTTTAATGCTTGCCTTGGGTTATCCGGTGAGGTTGGAGAGTTCAACGACATGATTAAAAAGTGGATTTTCCACGAGAAACAGCTTGATATTGACCACGCAAAGAAAGAAGCTGGAGATATTTGTTGGTATCTTGCAATGCTTTGCGAATCCTTCGGCTGGAGCCTTGATGGAATCATGCAAATGAACGTAGACAAACTTAAGGCACGTTATCCGGAAGGGTTTGACATTGAAAGAGCAAACCACAGGGCGGAGGGCGATGTGTAATGGCAAGCTGCAGCAATGAGTTGATGAAAACCGAGTATTCCGAAACCTTTGATGAAAAGCGCAAAGGTTTGATTGAACAGTCGTATTACAAATACGGACCGGCAAGAATGAACTTCTCCACAGGGAATGTGGATGCAATCGAAAGTTTGAAAATGTGCCTTGCCAAGTTTGAAGAGACCGGGAATCTTGAATATCTGTGTGATGTTGCAAACTATGCCATGTTCCGGTTTATGTTTCCACAGCAGGGCGAGTATTTCGAACATACGGACTCTGATTCATCTGCCGGGATCTTCGGTATGAGCGTAAACGAAATGGAACGGTTCAAACAGGAACACAGCTTTGATGATGGGGGATATTGATATGATTTTAAATATAATTGCTACGGCGATAGATGTCATTATGATACTTAGCCTTATGATGCAACAAGTAAAGCAGACAGACAATTCAAACGCAATGGGGTATTTGCTTTCATATTCGATTTTTGCAATGAATATTATGGTCATTTGGAGATAACAATATGACAATTCATGATCCAATATTTGGTATTTACTTTCTGCCGCCAATTTTGAGCGTGGTCGAAAGAATACATATAACAAAATCAAAGGAACCGGACAGCACCGGAGATTTACTCAATCTGAACAGTGACGCCGAGCACCAGATCGACAAATCGGAGCATCCGGTATAGCTTAAGTCCGCAAGCGATAGTTTCTGGCTGAATAATTGATCTATCGGCGTTAGGCTTTGAATTATGTTTGCGGACGAATGCAACATTGGGCTATCGCCAAGCGGTAAGGCACAGGATTTTGATTCCTGTATTCCCTGGTTCGAATCCAGGTAGCCTAACTGGTTACATGCTGACGTTCCATGTAGCCACGTATGTTTTTCATATGTACTTGAACCCTTGGTTGAGTGATTCAAGCATTTGGGTTCCTCCTTTCGCCACTAGGACGATTCTGTTAAGGACGGTGCGAGACCGTCCGGTGGTATTCTATCATGCATCTATCCCACGGTGCATAAGCCATGAAATTAGGTGGTGGCGGAATAGGTAGACGCGCAGATGGAAGAGACAGGACAAAGATTAAAAACTCATGGTTGAAGTCCTATGGGTTCGATTCCCTCCAATGTGAACAGTGCACGGTTTATGTGAGGTGCAAATCCTCACCCACCTATTCGGTCAAATTATGCTGTCTGCTTGCAGGCGGTCTATGTTTTGGCTGAAATACGATGCTTGTCTATTGCTCTGCAATAATTTAATTCGGAGTAGAACCATGGAAATAGGCTTGCATGGTAACATTGAGTTGCCGGTGAAATGCTGTAAACCGGATAGTGCAAGGAATAGCACGATAAACATTATTGCTAACCGTCTGATGGCGGTTATGGGGATTTAATTCAGTGGCAGAAGACACGGCTTATATCCGGGTTGTCGCGGGTTCGATTCCTGTAATCCCCACAGGTGATGTTGCCAGTACACCCCTAGTGTGTTTATTACAGAAATGCAGGTGCTAATCAATATACCGGTTAAACTTAGCACAGGTAACTGGATTGAGCGGTTGTCATTCAAAAGATGGCGGTAACCGCTGACTAAAAGAACCTTGCACTTAGTGTAGTGTGGAGCAAGGAAAAACGGAAACTACACGACATGGCTTGTTAGCTGAGATGGATTAGCGACAGACTGAAAGAAACCGAAGTTTCCTTCGGACGATAAGAAAATAAGAGAGTACATAAATGTACTTGAAAACAGAATTGATGAACTAGAGAGATAATCAGACGAAGAAAATAGTCTTTAAATAATTTCCAAAACACTAAGAGGTGCGTACAATATCGGTGTGCTAAGAATAGCTTTTACTACTGACTACGCATATTACCGGCTACAGATTGATTGTAGTCGCTACCCTAAAACAGTTATAGGCAGAGGTCAAGGCACTTCTGCTTTTGCGGAGGTGCTTTTTATTTGGCTTCAAAGCAGTTAATCAATGCAGTAAATGGATATGAAAATTACATACAGAGAAAAGGCGTTGATGAACAGGTAATAGACGCATACATACAAGCCGTAGCGGTTGCCTTAAGGACAGAACATGATGTTGATTATGGATTGAAAATATCCGCAAGGGCAAAACAACTTATAGCAAGCTATGTCAAGCAATATACAGGCGGCAGAGTTGCAGACTTAGAAGTGTATGCCGGGGAACATGATACAACATACAAGGTACTTCAACAATTTTATGATGTTTTGATGTATGAAGCAGCATACCTTGTGGACAGCTTTTTTTATTACATTGAAATTGATGAAAAGGATCCGTGGAAAAGATTTTATTTCCCAAGAAGAAAAGTGCTACAACCTGTAGTCGGAGCATACCAGGAGATTTACGATGGAAAATTGGATTTTCTGTCTGTATCGCAACCGAAAAGAACAGGAAAAACAACAGGCGGTCTGAAATTGGCGCAGATGATGGGGGGACGCGACCCGGACGGAAGTATATTCGGTGTTGGAAAAGGCGAAGGACTTGTTAAGCGATTTTATGGCGGCTTATTGCAAGGCTTTGAAACAGAAAGCACGTACAACAGATTCTTAAGCGTTTTCCCAGAAGCAACAAAGATAGGCGAAAAGGACTATAAAAGTGCTGAAAACCTATCAATCGACCTTAAGAGCAAAAATATCTTCCCAACATTTACCTGTAGACCTATTGATGGTGCAATCGTAGGATGTACCGAAGCAAATGTACTTGTCTATATTGATGACTGCGTTAAAAACCATGAGGAAGCGCGAAATAGAGATAGATTAGAGTTTCTTTGCGAGAAAGTAACAGATGATGTTCTTGGTAGACGATTAGAGGGAACACCTATTATCATACAGGGAACGAAATACAGCTTGTATGACCCGATCACGGCCTTACAAAATAAAGCTGATGAATTGGAGTGGAGATGGAAAGAAGTTGCGATTCCGGCACTTGACCCGATTACAGATGAAAGCAATTGGGAGATTTATCGAAAAGATAAAAAGGGATTACGGAAGATATTCACAACCGTTTACTACCAAAAGGAAAGAAAACTTGTTTCAGAAGAAACGTGGGCGGCAGAGTTTCAACAAGAACCATTTGAAGCAAAAGGGCGAATGTTTGCGGAGAATGAGCTTAATTATTTTGAGGAACTTCCTGTTGATCGAGAACCAGATGCAATTATGGCGGCTTGTGATAGTGCAGATAAGGGAGAAGATAGCTGCTCAATGCCGATTGGCTATGTGTACGGCAACGAGGTTTATATCGTAGATGTAGTGTTTGACAATGCTGGAACACAGTTTACTAAGCCGGAATGCGCAAATATGCTTATTAAGCACAACGTAAAGACGGTTACATTCGAGAGCAATAGTGCCGGAGAATATTTTGGTCGCGATGTAATGGAAATTGTGAAAAAACAAGGCGGAAGATGTAGCGCACGGTTCAAGTTTAATTGTTCAAACAAAATAACTCGAATGGAAAATGCAAGAGATAATATCATTCGTGATTATTATTTCCGCGATTTCAAGAAAATGGACAAGCAGAGCCAATATTACAAGTTTATGAAAGAGCTTACGACAATGACAAGAAGCGGAAAAGTAAAGCATGATGATGCACCGGATTCAGTTGCTTTGTTTGAGAACGAGATGCGAAGCGGAACACAAGCAAAGGTAGAAGCGGCAGTAAACCCATTTAGGAGGTATTAGGATATGACAACAGACAAATATCTTTCACAGATAAGCAGAATTGACCATGCGATTGCAAATAAGCTGGAAGAAATCAAAAGGCTATCCGATATGGCAACATCTATATCCATATCCCCGAAAGAGGTGGATGTGCAATCATCCGGCAATCCCGACAAGATGGGGGGCGCGGTATCGAAAATTGTTGATTTACAGAATGAGATCCAGACGCTTGTAGATAAATTGGTTGATAAAAGACGGATTATCATATCGCAAATTGACAGTATGGATAATACAGATGTATATATCGTGCTTTCATCGCACTATGTCAATGGAAAAGATTGGAACTTGATTTCCGTTGAAATGAAATATTCCTACAGAAACATTATGAAACTTAGGAAAAGAGCATTGCAGGAGTTTGAAAGACGTTATGGAGAGCTTTACTCTGAAAAGAGTGCATAAAAGTGCACAATAGTTCACACTCTTTCACAACATTTCCTAAAATTTGCATGGTATACTAAAAGAGTAGAAAAAACAAAATCCTACAACCCCAAAAACATATAACCCGTAAAAGACACTGTCAGAAATGGCGGTGTTTTTTATTTACAAGAAAGAGGTTGCTATGAAAAAAGTAACTATATATTGCCCGGATTGTGGAAGAATTGCCGGACATTATGATGGGAGATCTACGATAGATCATCCGTGTAAATGTAAAAAATGCAATCATATTGTGATTTATCGCGTGGCAACAGACAAAATTGAAACGAAGCCAATACCGAAACGCGCTTGCAGTAGTGGAGTTTTATTTATATGAATACACAGTATTTTCATGACCTTGTAAAAGGCAGATACGGAAGAAAAATTGCATATGCTAACGTAGAACAGATTACGGCAGACAATATCGTGAATGTTGTCGGAAACTGCATTGGTGCATTTTATTTCAACAAGACGATCATCCGTTATCTGTGGAACTATTACAAGGGCGATCAGCCTGTATTGTACCGAACAAAGGTACAGAATGCGGATATAACCAATAAGGTGCCTGAAAACCATGCCTATGAGATTGTTCAATTCAAGGTTGGTCAGACTTACGGTGAGCCAATTCAGCTTATTAGTAGGAAAGACGATGACCGTATAAACAATGCGGTTGATGAATTTAACGATTATCTGACCGATGCCAATAAGCAGGAAAAGGACATTAAGGCAGGGGAGTGGCAATCAGCAACCGGAACGTCATTTAAGGCGGTACAGATTACAAAAAATGGAGATATACCATTTAGAATTGTTGCACCAACACCAATGAACACTTTTGTTATCTATAGTCGTTCCACAGAAGAACCACTTTTAGCAATCCAAGAGCTTAAGGACGCCGATGGACAGATGTATAAACTCTGCTACACGGATTCATACGAATGCAAGATTGTAAATGGAGAGGTTCGAGATTGGCAACTGCATGGCTTTGGCGGAATCCCGATTGTTGAGTTCCCGAACAACCATGAGCGCATTTCTGATATTGAGCTTGTGATAGGACTATTGGATGCAATCAATACAATGCAGTCAAACCGAATGGATGGCGTTGAGCAGTTTGTTCAGTTTTGGATAAAGTTTGTAAATTGCGACATTGACCGGGAAACATTTGAAGAAATGAAGATTTCCCATGCGCTGACGGTAAAATCCAATAATGAGCAGAATAAATCAGATGTTGACATTATGACACAAGAATTGAATCAGACAGAGTGCCAAGTTGCAAAGGATGATTTGTGGGATAATGCACAGTCCATTCTTGCTATACCAAATAAGAATAACAATAATTCCGGTGGAGATACACAGGGAGCGGTTGAGCTTAGAAACGGATGGGATTTCTCAAAGTCGAGAGCCAAACTGAAAGACCCAATTGTAAAGTCGGCTGAAAAAAGACTTGCTAAAGTTGTTTTGAATGTGATTCGTATACAGGATCACGATTTGGGATTGAGTTTGCGCGACTTTGATGTTCAGATAAACCATAGCCCACAAGACAATATGTACACCAAGTCGCAGACATTATATCAGCTTTTACAAGCCGGTATTCATCCACTTGTGGCGATTAAATCTGTCGGGCTTTGGGGAGATGCAGAAAAGACATTCCTGTTGTCAAAGCCATACTTGGATAATCTATGGAAAACCATTGATGATGTAGAAGCGCAGGAACAGAAAGCACAAGAATTGATAAATAAAATGAATACAGATGGCACACAGAACACAGAGCCATACAGACAAAGATAAGACAGTCACCGAGTAATCGGCGGCTGTTTTTATTTTATAAAAATTCGCAAAGTTGTGAGCGTAAAAATCAACAATGTCGTTCGGTGTCGTTGCACCGTATAAAAATTCGTATGACATATCGGAGGTAATGAATGAAGAGAGAAGATCTGATTGCTATGGGATTAAGCGAGGAAAACGCGGACAAGATCATGGCAGATTACGGAAGTTTCGTACAGAGAGCCAAAGCAAAGGTTGACGAGTACAAGACAAAGGCCGACAAAGCAGAAAAGTTGCAGAAGCAGCTCGATGATATCGAACAGGGAAAGCTCACAGAAGTCGAGCAGGCAAATAAGAACCTCGAAAAAGCCAATGCAAGAATCGCGGAACTTGAAAAAGCGCAGGCAATAGCTACGCAGAGAGCCAATGCTGCATCTAAATTTAATGTTACTGCAGAGCAGGCAGCACAAATCGTAAAAGACGATGGCAGCTTTGATTATGACGTTCTTGGAAAGATTATCTCTGAAAAAGAGACCGCGGCAGCGCAAGCCAAGGAACAGGAAATTGCAAAAGGCAGTACGAATCCGGGCGGTGGCACGGCTGGCGGCGATAAAGCCGGTACAGATAATAAGACAAATGCTGAAAAGATAGCAGAAAGCCTTATATCTAATGCACCTAAGAACAATGACGTTTTATCACATTACATTCAATAATAACAGGAGGTAAGAAATGGCAAAGGAAATGAATATGCAGTACGAAAAGACTTCATACGCAGGAGATGTTCAGATTTTAAAGAGAGATCGTAATGAAGCAATCCCATTAACACTTGATTTTGATGGCGTGACAACTAAAAACGCACAGGGCAAGAAGATTGTCAAAGCAGGTACTCCAATCGGAGCAAACGGCAAGGCTGACAATACAGCTACAGTAGTGGGCATTTTAAGGTTTGATGTAACAGAGGACAGACCACAGGGAGTACTGCTTAAGAAAGCATATCTTAACACGAAAGTAGCAGAAGCACATTCCGGCGTTACATATGACGCAACAGTTAAGACAGCTCTTCCAATGATTGTATTTGAATAATAACAGGAGGTAAATAGATGTTAATTAATGAAGTATTAGACAGTAAGTCTATCGCATTATCGGCAACAGAAAACGCTAGTAATCAGATACCTTATCTTGGTTTACAGTGGTTTCCAGAAAGAAAGAAGCAGGGACTTGATTTAAGTTGGATTAAGACACACAAGGGTTTGCCGGTTTCACTTGCGCCATCTAATTTTGACACAATCCCAACTCTTAGAGCTAGAGGCGGATTAAGTAAGGAAAAAACACAGATGGCATTTTTCCGCGAGGGAATGGCAGTTGGTGAAGAGGAAATGTTTGAAATCGAGCGTATTCAATCAGAAGACGACCCTTACCTTGCAAGTGCTTTATCAAGTGTATATGACGACACTAACAACCTCGTAAGCGGCGCAGAAGTTGTACCGGAGCGCATGAGAATGTCACTTCTTTCTACAAATGCAGGTCATCCGGTAATTGCTATTGTAAGTGATGGCGTTCAGTACGCTTATGATTACGATAAGGATGGCTCATACGCAAAAGACCATTACGCAAAGTTATCCGGCACAAGCATGTGGAGCGATACAGCTAATTCAAAGCCACTTACAGACCTTAACAATGCAAGAAAGAAGTTACAGAAGCAGGGTAAGATTGCTAGATACGCACTTATGAACAGCAATACATTCCAATATCTGCTTGACAATGCACAAATAAGAAACTCAATTCTTGCACAGAACCTTACAGCAACTATTGAGGTTGACGATGATACTGTTATTTCGGTGGTACAGAAGAGGGCGAAGCTCACTATCGTACTTTACGATAAGATGTACATTGATGATGATGGCAAAGAGCAGTACTTCTACCCGGATAACAAGGTTACACTTCTTCCAGAAGGCAGCCTTGGAAGCACTTGGTTTGGCACTACACCGGAAGAAAGAACTGCAAGACAGGTAGCTGATGTTGATGTAACAACATATGGTGTAGGTATTACAGTCGCTACAAAGACAGAGTATGGACCACCTATGAAGATGTCAACATTTGCATCTGAGGTTGTACTTCCATCATACGAGAATATGGATAGCACATTTGTATATGAGGTTCATAGCGAAGAGTAGGGGGTGCAACTATGAAATATCCATATATAGTGATTCATAATGGTAAATGGTACAACGCAGGAGAAGAGGTGCCGGAGAGTAATTCTCCGGTATCTTCCGTTGGATATACAAAGACCGAAATCAACAGAATGAGTACCGCAGACTTGCAGAAACTTGCCGCAGAGCAGGGAATTGAAAACGCACAAGCGACAAGCGGTGCGGAACTGAAAGAAATTCTGATTGCAAAGTTTAATCTGTAGGAGATCGCTTATGTCATACACACTTGTCGAACAAGTAAAGATTCGTTTAAAACAATTTCATATAGAAGAGGTAGAGGATGAAGTGACCGGAGAAAAGTCCGATAAAGTTGTGTTTGATGAAAAAGAATGTAACCCTTTGATTGAACAGCTTTTAGAGCAGGCAAGAAAAGAGATTATCAGCAGACGGAACTATCCGGACACATACACGCAAGACCAGATTGACAGTGATGTTAAGAACTATGAAAACATTATGGTTAATTTGGCAGTGTACGACCGGTCGCAGGCAGGAGAAGCATACATGGCAAGTTTCTCCGAAAACGGTGTGAGCCGTACATGGAAAGACCGTGAAAGCCTTTTTGTCGGAGTGTTTCCGTTCGTAAAAGCAATGTAATTAAAGAAGATTGAGCGTGACCATATTGCCGATGTCGGTAAAATGGTTGCAGGCGGCGCACATTAAGCGGTGGTGGGCAGTGCGCAAAAAGGAGATTCAAATGAAAAGTATTTTGATTCAAACTTATCTTGTGGCACTTCCGATAGTGCTTGGATATATAGTTTGGCTTCTTAAACAGCAAAAGAAAAGCAGGGACGCGAACAGTAAAGGAACAATGCTCCTTTTGCGCGTCCAACTTATTGAATACCATGCAAAGTACACCAGAATCGGAGAAATACCGTCATATGCCTATCAGAACTTCTGTGAGATGTATGATGCGTACCATGCGTTAGGTGGAAACGGAATGGTTACGAAAATGAAACATGAGATTGAAGAGATTCATATAGGGAAAGGAGATAAAAGCCATGAGGAATTGGAAGGATTGGACTAAGAAAGCCGGAATCCGAGCAATCAAGACTGTTGCGCAGGCGGCAGTTGCCGGAATTGGAACGGCGGCATTTATGGGTGCGGTGGATTGGAAATATGTTCTTTCTGCATCAGTCCTTGCCGGAGTGTTATCGCTTCTGACAAGTGTTGCCGGAATCCCGGAGGAAAACACCAATGCTTGATATCAACAAGCAGAAAATGAAATATTCGCAATCCGGTCAGAGGGTATTCATTCCGCAAACTGACGAAAATGGAGATATTGTCTATGAAGGGTACAAGGATTCCGATGGGAACTTTGTACCTTATTTAGATTCAGAAGGCAACAAGATTCCAAAAGGCGAGGAAGTTGAAGGGTTTTCAGAACCTACGACATTCCAAGCAAATATCAGCAATAAGTTGTCCGAAGCCCTTGTGAAAGAATTTGGAATTGATGATAGTACATCATACTGTCAGCTTGTCACGGATAAAGGATATTTGCCACTGAAAGCCGGTGATGTGGTGTGGAAACGTTCGGAAGTAAAACGCACTGATGATGGACTTGTGGATTCAGAAACCGCAGATTACATCGTAAAAGGCGTTGCTGATGAAGGACTGACCATGGATTTGTTTCTTCTTCGCAAGAATATTAAGTAGGTGATTGTGTGGCAAAGAAAACTATTTCAATTACACTATCCACTAAGTCCATACAAGCCGCTATAAAGGAATTAGAAAAGTACCGCGATAGTTTACAGGCTAAATGCGATTTACTTGTTTCTAGGCTTGCACAGAAAGGCCAGACGGTGGCAATAAAACACGTATCGGAATCCCCATTAGGAAACACGATAACGGTAAGGGTTGATAAAGCACCGCAGTTAATGACCTCGAATGCGATTTTGATTGCAACCGGGAAAACGGTAACATCAGAAGATCGCGAACCATTCTATACATTGTTGGCTGTGGAGTTTGGAGCCGGTATTTTTTATAACTCCGAAGAGAACCCAAAAGCACCGGAACTTGGATTCGGTGTCGGCACGTATCCTGGGCAAATACACGCTTTTGAAGATGGTTGGTACTATTGGGATGATAAGACCGAAACATGGCGTTATACCCACGGTATCAAAGCCACAATGCCTATGTATAATGCGGAACAACAGATTATACAACAGTATGTAAAGATTGCAAGGGAGGTATTCGGTGGAAAATGAGTTAAATAGTTGGGCACTTGATTTTGAAGATACCTTATGTTCCCTTTTGAAATCGTACATGGAAAGCAAGGTAAAAGGAATTAAAGTGACGCAAGATGAAGAATCGGGCGGCACCGCAACATTTCCTACGCTTTTAGTCAGACAAATCGGTGTGACAGAAGCCGGACGAACTAATGAAGCAAAGACAATCAATGCAATTCGCCCAACATTTCAGATCACAATTACAAACAAAGGTTCAAGAAAAGCAACTAAGGACATCGCAGCATATGCGGTGTCTTTTTTTAAACAACAAATGTTTGAGGTATCAAATGTAATCTCAACAATTTCCAAGCAAGTGCGAACGGTTACATTCCGTGCAGCTCGCGTAATTGGAAACGTTGAGCATTTAGATCAGCTATAAGCAGAAAGGAAGTAGAAAATATGGCATCAACAAGTTATAGAACTCGTGTCATTGTAAAAGAGCACACGGAAAAACAGGCTGACTTTGCAGGAACATATAATCTTTTGGTTGCGGCTAAGTCAGTTCCAAGTCCTGCATCACCACCAAACACTGTTGAGTCGACCACAATGGAAGATGACCAGCAGACTTTTGAAAAAGGAATTAAGACTTCTGATTCAAGAGAAATCACAGGAAACCTTGAAAAAGAATATCTTTCAAAGGTGGATGGATATGGAGATAAAAAACTTGATATTATCCATCTGTATGGAACGGACGGTATTGGCGGCGTAGCGAAGTACGCATATGTAGGAACCGCAACTGCAACACCTAACGATGTAGGTGGAAACGATGAAATCCTTGAAATGACGGTAACAGTTATTCCAAGTACAGCATCAGAGCTTGTTACAGATAAGCTGACTGTCGTTGATAACAACGATGGCACATTTACCGTAACAGTGGTGGGGTAAAAAGCCTATCGGACGAGCAATCGACCGCACCGGTAGGCGAGGATGAACGGTCGATCGCAGAACTTGAAGCAATGAGATAAGCAACAATGGGGCGGTGGCAACACTGCCCCTTGCCAATATATGGCAGAAAGGCAAGGTAAAACATGAAAGTTAAATTAGGTGGAAAAGAATATACAATTCAGTTTGCAACAAGACCATCATTAAAATCACATATCTTACAGGATATTATGAAGACACAGGACATGGAAGATATTTCCTCTATGGAAGATATTCTTCTTGAAACGCTTCCTAAGACACTTCTTGTGGGATTGCAGATGCATCACAATGAAGAATTTGGATATGATTACAAAACAAACGAAGGCTACGATGAGCAGCTTGAGAAGGTGTCCGACATTCTCTATGATGCGATTGACACAAACGAGATTAACTGCATGGATTTATTCGCTGATATGCAGGAGGAAATGATGACAAACGGTTTTTTAGCGCAGATGATGGAGTCGTTGGAGAGAGCGCAGGAGCAGGAGAAAGAGAAGAAAAAGACCCCATCCAAAGCGAAAACCAAGAATTAACATGGGAATATTACGTTGCGGAAATCCGTCCGTTTTACCTTGTGGTAACGAAAGGCTACGGATTTTCCGTTGATGATATAGATATGATGAATCCAGAGTTGCTTAAGCCTTATGTGGATGCATACAAGGCAGAATGGAAGCAACGCGATGTGGAAATGTATATGTGGTTTGGCAGATATGCAACGTCAGCACTTGTGACCGCAATAGATGCTACATTCGGTAAGGGTAATAGTAAGTACGTGAAAGAAACTTGCTATGATTCCATCGAAAAGCATAATACGGACGATCCCGATGCTGAGATACGAGAAATGCTTAAGGTGGAAGAAGCATGGGCGGCTGAATCAAGGAAATCACATTTACCAAAGCCAAAGATAGTTTAAGAAAAGAGGTATTACCATGGCAGTAATTATCGGAAGTGCGCGACACGATGAACACGGAAACTGCTATTCTGGCGGAAAAGCCGGAGACCAGACCGGACAGGAAGTGTCTACGCAGAAGTTTTACAACCATTCTAAGGGATGGAATGTGTTAAGAGCAAAGGATAATAAGGTTGCGGAGAAGTTAGCTGAAGCTATGAAGATTGCGTGTGGCAACAAAAACATCGGCTATGACCAATCGGAACGCTACGGAGTCATTAAACATGGCATTAGCGCAAAGGTTAAGACGGAATGCGATTGTTCTTCTCTTGTACGCGCTTGTATTATCCATGCATTCGGGAAGGATGTAGGAGATTTCAATACTGCAAACGAAAGAATCATTCTTTTGAAATCCGGCTTGTTTACCGATGCTGGTTCTTACCGAATCGGAGAACTGCTTTACAACGGGGACATTCTTGTGACGCGTACAAAAGGTCACACTGCAATCGTTGTAAGTGGAGCAAAGAAAAATGCAAGCAAGTATTATTCGATGTATACCGGAAAATCTGGATCAATCGTTGAAGCATTAAAAGCGGTTGGGGAAGATGATGTGTCAAAAGAACATCGCGCGGAAATCGCAAAAAAGAACGGATTTTCCAATTTTAAGTTTACATCAGAGGAAAATTCAAAAATGATTTCTCTTCTGAAAAAGGGAAAACTGAAAAAGTAATTCAAGGGCGGTAGGGGTCAAATCCTACCGTCTTTTTAACCGGCTATCAATGTGGAAGATAGCCGCTAACCTAAAAAAGTTATAGGAAGTTGGTGGATAAATGGAATTAGAGTCTCTTGAAATAAAAATTCAAGCACAGGCACAACAGGCAAGCGGCCAGATAGATGCGCTTGTGACAAGACTTGGGAGATTATCTTCCGCGCTTTCTGGACTTAGTACCGGAAATCTGAATAGTCTTTCCACAGGGGTAAACCGACTTGCAGGGGCAATGACGGCAATGCGTGGAATTGACACACGGACTTTTTCTGCGGTTGCAAGAAATGTAAGCAAATTAGGCTCTATCAACAGCAAACAAATTAATGCCGCGGCTGGTTCTATGCGTCAGATTTCCAATGCATTAAAAGGGATTTCTGGAATGTCAGCATCTGTTAAGGGTCTGACCGATCTTGCATCTGCAATCAAACAGCTTGGTTACCAGAGTTCCACCAAAGCGATTGAAAATATCCCGAAACTTGCCACGGCAATGCGACAGCTTATGTCTGAACTGTCGAAAGCCCCTAGCGTAAGCCGGAATATTATTGACATGACAAATGCATTGGCAAAATTATCACGTACCGGTGGAGCGGCAGGAACAGCGGCAAAGAGTATAACAAGCTCATTTAGTGGATTTAGTTCAAGTGCATCCGCGGTAACAAAGAAGTCATTTTCTCTTGCGTCTGCAATCGGAAAAGTGTATGCAACGTATTGGGCTTTATTCCGAGGATTTAGGCTACTTGGAGATGCCATTGACATATCATCCTCACTGACAGAGGTTGAGAACGTTGTAAGGCAGACATTCGGGCAGTACGAAAGCCTAATTAACAATTTCGCAAAAACATCCATTGAAAAATTTGGTATGTCCGAATTGTCCGCGAAACAGTTTGCAAGCCGTTTCCAAGCAATGGGAACTGCCCTTGATATTCCGCAAGGGAAAATGGCAAAAATGTCTATCCGGTTGACAGAATTAGCCGGAGATATGGCTTCATTCTATGATGTGAGTCAAGAAGATATTGCCAAGAGTCTGCAATCTGTATTTTCCGGTACTACGGCACCTATGCGGCGTTATGGTATCGACTTGACACAGGCAACATTAAAGGAATGGGCATTAAAACAAGGACTTGATGCAAACATTTCCTCAATGACGCAGGCTCAAAAAGCCATGTTGCGTTATCAGTATGTGCTTGCGCATACAACCAATATAACCGAGGACTTCAAGAGGACGCAAGATAGTTGGCATAACCAGATAACCATGCTTAGAGAGAATTTCAAAGCACTTGGAGCGGTTGTTGGTGGTGGTTTAATCAATGCATTTAAGCCGTTTATCAAGGTACTCAATGCAGTTCTGCAAAAGGTGATTTCCTTTGCGGAAATGGTAACAAATGCTTTAGGTTCAATCTTTGGATGGAGATATGAAGCAAGCAAAGGAGCAGGGATCAGCGGCCTTGCTGATGATATTGGAAGCGCATCTGACGGCATGGACGATTTAAGTAATGCCGCAGGAAACGCAGGGAAAAACACAGGCGGTATCGCAAAGAATGCCAAGAAAGCAAAAAAGGAAATCCAACAGGCAACTCGTGCATTTGATGAATTAAAGGTTATTTCAAAACAGAGTAAAGACAAGGGTTCCGGTTCTGGAAACAAAGGTTCCGGCTCTAGTTCAGGCGCTGGTGGTTCCGGTGGTGGAGATATCGGAAAACTGGTTAAGACAGACACTATTTACAAGGATTTCGTAAGCAACATAAAAGACCTTGAAGGACTTGGGATTGAAATAAGAAAAGCCCTTGTAAAAGCCGTTGGTGGCATTGAATGGGATAAAATATATGCTAAAGCGTCCGGATTTGGAACAGGACTCGCAGAGTTTCTTAATGGTTTGTTTTCAGAAGATAAAAAGGGAAATAGTGTATTTACCGCAACTGCTGATGTGATTGCAGGAGCGTTGAATACTGCAATATTCGCATCAAAAGGATTTACGGATAAATTTAAGTTTGAAACATTTGGCAAGAATGTGGCGCATGGATTTAATCGTTTTTTCAAGAAATTCAAGTGGAAACAGTGCGCAGAAGCTATCAACGGATGGGTTGATGGTTTTTGGAAGTTTGTCCGAGGATTCTTTGATGATTTGAGTTGGAAAGATATTTTCAATGGATTAAAAACATTCCTAACAAATTTAACACCAAAGAGTTTGGCTACAATTCTCATGTTTTCTGGTGGAAAACTTGCGCCTATAGTTTCATCTGCGCTTTGTTCCATACTTGGGTTTACGAGCGGAGGAAAAGGCGGAAAAGGTGGAAAGACTTTCAAACTCAATGGTCTTGGATTGGCAGCGTTTATTGCAACTATAGGTTTTCAATTGTCTGAAAAAAAGACAGATTTTACATCCTCCGTTGTAGAAGCATTGGCGGCTGGTGGAGCGGCATTTTATATGTCGGGCGGAAATCCGTATTTTGCGCTTGCCGGAGTAACGGTTTCAGTTGGAATTTCGCTTGGAAAGTTTTTTGTTGAAAAAAGCGATAAAATGAAAAAAACAATAAAGGACTTTAAGAAAAAAGTTGACTTGATGCTTGGGAAAAAGGTTACAGTAACCGGATGGGATGGAAAAAAGAAAACGCTTAAAGTTCCAAAAAGCCAAGAAAAAAATAAGGTCAAAAAAAATGCTTATCCTTCAGATGATGAGTCCAAAAAAAGATTGGCTGAGAATACGGATTGGTATAGAAAACAAAAAGAAAAAAAAGAAGCAGAAAAGAAATCAACAGCGGGGATGCCGGATGAAGCGCGCAGGTTTGCAAATACGCAAAAAAGAAATGCAAGGGTAAGAGCGGAAAATAAGAAAAAAGTTGTATCCAACCGTCCAATTTCCGGAATTTCTTCTGTGGTAAGCGAGTATGCAAAATCAAAGCCGCAGAAAATAAAGCTAAAAGCAGAAATAATATCTGCTGATGACAAAATTAAAAACAAAAAACTAAAAGGATTTACGGCAGGATTAGAAAAGGGGAAGGACGGAATAAAACTAAGCGATAAATCGTTAAAGAATTTTACAGCAAATTTATCGAAAAACAAAGATGTTATTCCAACCAAGAATAAATCTTTAAACAATTATCTTGCAAATATATCCAAAAATAAGGACAAGATAAAGTCAAGTGATAAAACACTGGCAAATTACACGGCTAGTTTAACAGGAAACAAAGATAAAATACCAGATAAATACAAAAGGATAAGCAATTACACTGCGGAACTTATTGCGAATAAGGACAAGATTAAAAGAAGTGATAAGACATTAAATCACTTTACAGGCACTCTGACGAGGGTAACTGATAATATAAAGCCTGCAAACAAAAGACTTGGTGGATTCACTGCGCTCATAACCTCTTTTGTGAATAGAATTAAAAATGCAGTGTTAGACTTTACGGCTAGACTTACAGGAAAGAGTACAAAGAAAGCTGATGGCGGTGTATTCTCCGGCGGAAGTTGGAAACCGGTTAAGAAATACGCAGTCGGTGGATTGCCAAACATGGGACAGATGTTCGTTGCAAGAGAAGCAGGACCGGAACTTGTCGGTACGCTTGGCGGTCATACGGCAGTTATGAATAACGACCAGATTGTATCGTCTGTTTCTTACGGAGTTGCACAGGCTGTAAAGGAAGTTATCCAGCCACTTGTGAAAATGGGCGGAGGAAATAATCGACCGATTCAGATTTCACTTGACGGAAAAGTTATCTTTGATAGCACACGCCAAAGCGCACAAGAGTATTTTAATCGCACCGGAATATCACCATTTCCGGTATAAACATAGACATTCTGATTCCCTTGTGGTATAGTCAATGTATCACAAGGGAAAGGGGCGTTATTATGAAGCGAACAAAAAGAATATTGGTAGCAATGGGGTTAGCGTTTGCCGTTTTGATTTCGGCTATGCCAATCCAAAATGCATATGGGAAACAGATTGTTGCGCAGGCGGCAACTATCAAATTAAACAAGAAAGCAATTTCGCTTGATGTTGGGAAAACACAGAAATTGAAAGTTACCGGAACAAAAGCAAGAGTTAAATGGAGTTCAACCGAACCAAGCATTGCAAAGGTAGGTAAAAGCGGAATTGTTACAGCAGTATCATCCGGAACGGCAACGATCAAAGCTAAAGTCGGAAAGAAAGTGATTTCTTGCAAAGTAACCGTGAAAGAGAAAATCAACAGACTTGCATACGAAGATTCGAGCATTAGGGTTTACTTTACAGGGCTAAAGAAGGGAACATACCCGGACGAACTTATAGCTTGCTTGACAATCGAAAATATTACAGACAATAATATTACGGTTAATTCTGACACATCATCAGTAAATGATGCTATGGTAGAAGGAACGTTATATCAAGATCTATCTCCACATAAAAAAGCCTATGTAACGTGGTGGACAATGGATGATAACATTGTGAGTTTACAAATAAAGAATATTGACAACATACAACTATCCCTAGTTGTCTGGAATGAGGACTCGGAAGATTCCGACTACTACGTGACAGATTCTTTTGGGTTACTAAAATGAGTTAAAGGATTTTTGGGAGGAATTTGATTATGAAACAAAGCGGATGGGGAATTGCGTCTTTAGTGTGCGGAATAGCAGGAATTTTGTTAGCATGTGTTGCGATAGGTGTAGTCCCTGCAATAATCGGTCTCGTATGCGCAATAATTGCACTTACGCAAAAATGGAAAGGGCATGGAACTGCAATTGCGGGTCTTGCTTGTTCAATAGTTGCGATAATTATTTTTATTTTTGCGGCACTTGTATTTGATGAAAGTGATTCAGACCAACCAGAAAAAGTTGAAAGCAGTCCAGATGTGGAAGCATCGGATGATGAAACGGAAGAATCGACCGATTCATCCGATGACTACTTCACATTAGGTGATTCGGTTGAGACTAATGACTTGATAATAACATTTTCATCTGCAAAATTAACATTGGACGATGTTGCGTATCAAAGTCCAGATGATGGAGATGCGTTTATGAAACTAGATTTCGAGTTTGAGAATATATCAGATGAAGATCAAGACATTTCTGGATATGATTTTTCGGCATACGCAGACGATTATGCTGTTGATTACATAGACAGCACATTTGACACAACGCTTAGTCCGGGTAAAAAAACTAAAGGTTCGATATATTTTGAAGTTCCTATGGACACGAAAGTTTTTGACACAGAATATAGCACAAGCTATTATGGAAATTCAAAAGTAAAATTTTCAATAGTGGCAGAAGAATAAAAGCATAAGCCGTGGAAACACGGCTTATTTTAATTCCAAAATCAGATTGACACAAAATCAAAAATAGTCTATCCTTATTACTAAGGAAACAACCTTATCCGTGAAGAAGCGGATTACTTACTCGAACGCCATACTGTACGAAAGAGGAAACCAATGTGATTTCACAAGCGGTTTCCTCTTTTTTATTCAAATAAAAATGTATGGAGGTAGACACGAATGAAAAAATCACAACTTATGCTTAAGATTCAAAACAGCGTTGAGGTATTTGAAAATCCAATATTCGGACAGATTAGAATGGTCATGGTCGATGATGAACCGATGTTTTGCCTTATTGATGTTTGCAGGGCATTGGAAATGAGTAACCCTACAATGGTCGCGCAGAGGTTAGATGAAGATGAACGCACTAAGTTAGACTTAGGGCGTGCAGGAGAAACAAATTTCATTACAGAGAGCGGCTTATATGCGGTTATTCTTCGGAGCGATAAACCGAATGCGAAGAAGTTTCGCAAGTGGGTAACATCAGAGGTTCTTCCATCAATAAGAAAGCATGGTGCGTATGCAACCAAGGACACAATCGACAAGATTATAAGCAATCCAGATTATGGAATCATGCTTTTGCAAAATCTGAAAGAAGAAAGAGAGAAACGAGAGGAAGCCGAAAGAAGAAATGCGATTCTTAGCCATGTGAATAAGACATATACCATGACGGAAATCGCAAAGGAGTTAGGGCTTCGGAGCGCGAACGAATTGAACAAATGGCTTTCTGATATGCATATTCAGTACAAAGTAAACGGAACATGGGTTATGCATTCTGATTATAGTGATAAAGGCTATGAAGATATTAAGCAGGAAGTCCTTGACAGTGGAAGGGTTGTATATCACAGAAAAATCACACAGATCGGAAGAGAGTTTATCATAAACCTTTTCCAATCAAGAAAATACGCATAATAAGAACAATTAGCATCTACCAAACGGTAGGTGCTATTTTTATACCCATTTTTAGGAGGTAAACGATGGGATATGGCGGATATTTAGTAAAGTTTGGGGATTATACCATACCAAACAGTTTAATAAAGCAGGACACGTTTAGTTCCTATGTAAATATGCAGGACTTAGACCCTTGGACGGATGAAAACGGATTAGAGCATCGTGATGCCGTGGATCTGAAAGCCTTAAAAGTTGAGTTTGAAACCAAAGCTATGCTGACTGAAAAGCAGTTTGATGATTTTTGGAAGAATATCGAAAAGAACTATACCAAGGCAAAAGAGCGTGGCGGTTATATCACGGCATACGTGCCGGAGAAACGCGGATATGTGACGCAGTACGGATATATCGCTGACATTCAGCCTACGTTCTATTCTGTGGCGAATGGGAAGATTAAGTATGACCCAATAAAATTTTCGTTTGTAGGTGGTGTATATGATAAATAGCAATTTAAAAGAAAAGTATTGGGATTCCGGCACAGACAAGCAGATGGTTATATCTGTTGTTGGAACAAATCAGAAAATAGACAATTCGATGCTCGAAGTCGGTACGTTTTCGCTTGAAGAAAGTCTTTGCTCGGAATCAGAGTTAAAGTTTGGTGCGTGTGAAGCAAACTGTGTAAAATTCACAGCACGAAACACCGCAGGAAGCATTAACGGTAGAACTATTTCCATTTCGGAAACAGTTGACGGAGATAGCGAAAATCCGATGCTATACGGAGTTTTTAAGGTTGCATCCGATGTTCCTACGGCTGACCGGACAAAACGACAGATTACGGCATATGACGCTATGTATGACATTATCAATTCCGATGTAAAGGCTTGGTATGCAGGACTTAGCTTTCCCATGACGCTTAAGCAGTTCAGAGATAGCTTCTTTGCATATCTCGGAATTGAACAGGCGGTAGCAACATTGCCTAACGATTCCATGACAGTCAATAAGACGATTGTAGCCACACAGACGGACGATTCAAGCGCGGTTACAGAAGAGTCCTCTATCAGTGGAAAAACGGTTGTAACGGCAATCTGTGAGATTAACGGATGCTTTGGTAATATCAACCGAGATGGCAAGTTTGAGTATGTCTTTCTGAAAGCAATCGCAAGCGCGCTTTATCCGGCAGAAGATTTGTTCCCGGCAGACAATTTATTTCCGTCTGATGCAAACACAGAGTCCATGACCGGACACTACATCACGTTTGATTACGAGGACTTTCAAAGCAAGGCAATTACGCAGCTTGAAATCAAGACAAGCAATGATAACGCCGGTGCTATTGTTGGAACTGCCGGAAACAACTATTCGATTACAGGAAACTTTCTTGTATCAGACAAGACCGGAGCGGAGCTGGAACAGATTGCAAATAACCTATTGCCGATTATGGCACAGGCAGCATATACGCCGATTAAAAGTTGCACTTGTGTCGGTAATCCATGTCTGACACTTGGGGAACCAATCCGGTTCAATACCACAAGAGAGATTGTTGAAACGTATCTATTGCAACGCACCCTAACCGGAGTACAGAGCAAGAGAGATTCAATCTCGGCACAGGGTACGCAGACACACTCCGCAAAGGTTAATTCTATCAGAGAAACACTTGAAAGCGTGGAAAGACGTACCGGAAAGTTAGAGAGGAACGCAGACCATCTTCAATCCACTTATGAGGATTTAGAAGAACAGACAAATACCAAGTTTGAGCAGACCGCAAAAAGCATTTTAGCAGAAGTTGATCGTGCACAAAAAGCGGAAGGGCAATTAGACGCATCATTGGAATTGAAGTTAGGCAGAGATGAGAACGACCAGGTTATTTCGATGATTAATGCAAGTGCCGACCAAATTGTGTTGCGAGGAAACCGATTAATTGTAGAATGTAACAACTTTGAACTAGACGGTAGCGGACGAGTACATATAATAGAATCTCTGCTTTTTGACAGTGGTGAGGTATCTGGTGTAGAGATATTAGGACATGATGGAAGAAATAATGCATTATTGCAGAATGTTAAGTTGGACTTGTCATCTGTTACTGATGCAAACGGGGAAAACTTGGCGACAGAAAGTTATGTTGACGGTTCGCTGAGCGACTACGCAACCAAAAGCGAATTGCCAAGTGGGTATTTTACAGACGTAGACTATACACTTAATGATAGCTCTACAACCAAGTATTCGCCTAGACACTTTAATAAAATGTCTGATTTTGGTTCAAGGGAAAGTACCTTGGATATCGAGGGTCTTTTGATTTCTATTCCGAGTTCCGATAAAAGGCTGAAAAATAATATACAATCATTAAGGGATATTAAAAGCGTTTATATGGCAATGCGCCCAGTTGAGTATACATGGAAATCCGGATATATCACGCAACACACAGGCTTACAGTTTGGTTTAATTGCGCAGGATTTAGAGAAGATTTTGCAGGATGCCGGATTGTCCGATAGTGGACTTGTACTAAAAGAAGATGCCGAAGAGGATGAAAAAGCAATTCACGGAGATTCAAAGACATGGAAAATTGATAAGGAAAATCTCCATGCAATGCACATACAGATGATTCAAAGTCAGCAGAAAGAAATTGAACTTTTGCAGCAGAAAAACGAAGATCTGGAACGCAGATTATCAGCGTTAGAAAGGAGTGTGAGCCATGCAGAAAATATATAGTCGTATCAACTGGGAGAATTTTCCAAGTGAAAAAACAGCGGTAAATGAATCCAATCTTAATAAGATGGACTTGGCGATTGACAATCTGGATGATCGCGTGGTTGCTATGGATGCGTCTAAAGTTGACTTGACCAAAGCTAACGAACTTGTAAAGGAAATCCTTTGGGATGAATCCAACGGAACGCTGACGGTGGTTAAGATGAATGGTTCCAAGGCTGTGATTGACACAAAATTGGAAAAGTTGGCGGTCAACTTTAAGTACAATCCGCAAACACAACAATTAGTAATCACGCTGGACGATGGCACAACGCAGAATGTTGATTTGTCCGCTCTGATCACGCAGTATGAATTTATAGATAGCAATACCATTGCATTTGAAATTAGCAGTGACGGTAAGGTGTCCGCAATCGTGAAAGAGGGAAGTATTCAAGAAAAGCATCTGCGCCCGGATTATCTTGCAGATATTAAAGTGGAATCTGCCAAGGCTGTAGCATCTGCCAAAAGTGCAGGAACGTCCGAAACCAACGCGGCAAAATCTGCCACAGATGCCAAGGACAGCGCAGACAGGGCGCAGGGAATCGAGAGCGAGATTAACAAGAAATTGACAATGGCAGAATTTGACTTGAACGATGATGGAGAGTTAATTTACACAGATAATGCAGCGTATAACTTTACCGTTAATAATGACGGAAATTTAAACTGGGAGGTGGCTTAAATGGCTATAGCAGGAAGAGTGGCAATTGTGCCAAAAGGCGATTGGATCGCAGGTGCTACATATAAGAGATTGGATGCAGTAACTCATAATAACACATTGTATTTTGCAAAAAAGAATGTTCCGGCAGGAACGGTAACAAGCAATACGGAATATTGG